GCGGCCGGAATACTTTCCGTCCAAGCGCCGCCTGCAGTTCACCAACGGCGCGCTCGGCTTCGTCTATTCGGCCGAGCGCGCGGATCGTCTCCGCGGACCACAGCATTCCGGGGCCTGGCTCGATGAGATCGCCGTCTATGACGATATCGACGCGCTCTGGTCAAACCTTGTTTTCGGCTTGCGCCTGGGCGCGGATCCGCGCATCATCGCGACCACGACGCCGCGGCCCATGAAGTTCCTGCGCGATCTGATCGCCGATCGCGGAACCGTCGTTACTTCCGGATCCACCTTCGCCAATCGCGCGAACCTGCCGGCATCGTCGCTCGCCGAATTTGAACGCATCTACGGCGGCACCAGGATCGGCCGGCAGGAGCTCGAAGGCGAACTGCTCGAGGAAGCCGAGGGCGCGCTCTGGTCGCGGGCGCGGATCGAGGAATTGCGCGTGCGCGAGCATCCGGAGCTTGTGCGCATCGTGGTTGCGCTTGATCCTTCGGTCACAAGCGGGCCGGATTCCGATGAAGTCGGCATTATCGCGGCGGGTTTGGGCGTTGACGGACATGGATACGTATTGCGCGATGCGTCGGCGGTCATGTCGCCGGATGCGTGGGCGGATCGTGCCGTGGTTCTATTCGATTCGCTCGACGCGGATCGCATCGTGGCGGAGGCGAATAATGGCGGCGATCTGATTCAGACCGTCATCAACACGAAACGCCGTAACGCGCCATTCGAAAAAGTACATGCATCGCGCGGGAAAATTACGCGGGCGGAACCGGTAGCCGCGCTCTATGAGCAAGGGAAGTGCCATCATGTCGGCGGCTTCGCGCAACTTGAAGACGAAATGACGAATTACGTGCCGGGCATGAGCAAGAGTCCGAATCGCATGGATGCGCTGGTGTGGGGCTTGAGCTATCTGATGCTGAAGCCGAAGCTCGCGGGGCGCGTGTTCAGTCTATGATTGATGAATGCCGAACGATCCAGGGCCGTTTCTTCTGGATGTTCCGCTCGTCTGTATGGATTGCCAGCACGAATGGTCCCAGCCGCTCATTCAGAGGGTGCCCATAAGCGTATGGATCGCGCATATCAAAAGCGTTCGATGTCCGGCGTGCGGCGTAAGGAGCCATCGAATCGCGATTCGTACCGGCCGTCAAGCTGAAAGTCACAAGAAGTAATTCCGCAATTCCAATTTCCAAGAACTGAGGAAAATCCAACCATGTCGTTTCCCGCTGTAATCACTCCCCTGTCAGGATCGCCCGGCGATCCATCGAAACCCATCCATCTGCCGCCGGGCATCTGGCCGCATCCGCCGGAGACGAAGCCGCCGGGAAGTATCGATATCGTCTGGCCGCCGCAGCTGCCGCCCTTGCCGCCAAATGTGGTGGCGCCGCCGATCGCGCTGCCGCCGAATCTGCCGGCGTTCCCGATTATCATCCCGGAACCGCCGGGCGGACCGCCGATCGTGATGCCGCCGATTGCGCTGCCGCCGATCATCTGGCCCCCGATCGATCCATCGGCGGGTTTGCCGCCCGGCGGCCGGTCGCTTGTGCTCATCTGGATCGCGGGCGCCGGCTGGCGCTGGCTGCTCGTCGATCTGAGCCAGCCGAAGAAATAGCTGTCAGCGGTCAGCGGTCAGCATTCAGCTTTGACCAGACCCGATGGTTGCATCTCTTATCCCCCGGGGGATAAGTGGAATCGTCAACACGTGTGGTCATGGCTGATGGCTGATCGCTGAATGCTGATCGCTGAACCGCGCAGACGCCGGACCACTGACCGGCGTTTGTGCGGGGGGCGGGGTTTGATTTGAAAGGGAAATACGATGCTCATCATTCAATCCGGCACCGAAGTCTACGGCCTGAAAGACGGCGAATTCGAGCGCCTGCCGTTGACCTACGACGACTATCCGACGACGCCTACGCCCGATGCGCTCAACGAGTCGCTCACCTGGCTGCTCGATTTCCTCAAGCGCAAATCGCTGCCCTATAGCGTGCTCGTGAACGAGGAAGCCTCGAAGGGGCCGACGCCCAAAACGGTCATCGTCTATGCCGACATCGTGCAGGGCTCGGCGATTAAAAAGGAAAACCTCGCGCTCTATACGGTCGCGAACGCGATCACGACCGGGAGCGAAAAGAGCCTGGAGCAGACGCTCTACGAGGAATTGACGTGATCGCGCTGAATTTCTTTCTGCTCGTGATCGCCTGCGTCTGTTTCTTCCTGGCCGCCTTCGGCGTCGCGGCCGCGCGCGTCAATCTCGTGGCGCTCGGCCTGGCGCTGTGGATGCTGTCGCTGCTGATAAAGTAGCGGTCAGCAGTCAGCTTTCAGCTTTCAGCTAAACGCAAAGCTGAGTGCTGAATGCTGATTGCTGAATGCTTGGCATATGCCATCCCAACATCGCATGGTCGATCAGCCGCCCATCGATCCGGTGCGCGTCGTGATTCTTATCGTGGCGGCGGCGTTTTTCGCGTGGGTGGTGTGGCTGTTCTGGTGGCGATGATCATTGTAGGCGAACCATTCAAGCCGGACCACAAACAAATAAATGCCCACTGACGTGCTTGACCGCTTCCGCTCCTTCTTCCGCCGCAAGCAAGCCGACGTGCCGATCCCGAGCGATCACCCGTCAATGCAGCGCGTTATTCATGACCGCGACGGAGTGCCGTATCTGAACGCGCCGCTATTAATGGCTCAACAGGCGCGTGCCGAAGTGGCCGCGCTCAAAGCGCAGCTCGCTTCGAAGTCGGCGGATGAGACGCCGATCATAAATGATGGCGCGGGCAACAGGCCGTCGATTCGCGTAACCATTGCGCCGTCGCTCGGTACTCCAGCCTGGGGTGGCCCGAGCGATTACGGCTCGCTCGCCAATCAGTATGCGGCCAATAGCGATGTTTATGCCTGCGTGAGCCTGATCAGCGGAACCGCAAAGCAAGTGAGATGGAATACCGAGCCGGGCAGTTCGGCGAAGGCAAGCGTCGATCTGCTCATGCAAAGCGGCGGCCCGCAGTTCATTGAGGCCTGGTGCTCGAGCATTTTGATCGGCGGCAACAGCTATATCGAAATCCGCCGCGGGCGGCTCGAAGATCCGGGCATCGAAGTACGGCTATTATCGCCCGATCGCGTCACGGCCATAACGAATCAGACTGGCGAAGCGGTTGATACGCGATATCCGAAGGTGACGATGTGGAAGGTCCGCGATGCGCGGGGTTATCCGTACGCGGTTGCGCCCGAGGACATGGTCCATTCGAAGCTGTTCAATCCGCTCGATCCAATCTACGGCATGGCGCCGTTGCAGGCCGCGATGCTTGACGTGACGAGTCAGAATCAAACGGCCGATCTGCTGACGCGGGTATTGAGGGCGGGGTTCTCGCCTGGTTGGATAGAAGCTGCGAAGGAGTCCGACTGGACCGATACACAAATCGCGCAATTGCGCGAACGTATTCGAGGCTCGCGCGAGCGGAACGAAACGCTGTTTTTGCAAAACGCGGCCTGGCATGACATGGGTGGTGGAATCAAGCCGTCCGATTCCGGTCTTGCGGATTATCAATCGCTGACCAAGCGCGATATCGCGAGCGTCTTTCACGTGCCGTCCCAGTTAATCGGTGATACGCAGAGTCAGACGTACAGTAACTACATCCAAGCTCGTCAGGCGCTCTACATGGAAGCGGTCATCCCACTGCTGAAGCACTTCGTCGAGGACTGGAACCGGATCATTGGCGCGATACTGAAGTCGGATCTTGCCATCGATAAGAACGCATTTGACCAGCTTGTCACGACACGGGCCGAAGCTGCCGAGCGCATCGTGAAGCTGTGGACATCGGGTTTGCTGACGCAAAACGAAGCGCGCGAGTCGCTCGCATACGATCGGGCGCCGGATGGCGGCGGCGACGTGTTTTATGCGCCGGCGAATTTCCTGCCGCTGCAGGGGTCGGAAGCCGAGCCGATGGCGGAAGGCGGGACGTGAAAAATTATGCGGCGGCCTTGACGTATCCGCCGCTTGCCGGGTTACTAAGCCGGAACGCTCCACTGGCGTGGAGTACGCGGGTGGAGGCTATTTGCGATGATGTTCGAGTTCGTGAATTTCGAGCTTCGTTTCAAGCGCCTTGAATTTGGATTCAAGGAGGCTTGTCATGCGTTCAAAACCTGCATTAGTTTCGGTGCGCAGCGTTTGCATCTCGGCTCGCAATGTTTCTTTGGCTTCAGTGATACGGCTGTTTGAGTAAATCAACATGCTCAGCGGAACGATGATCGCGAGCGCAAGCGTGAGAAGTTGTTGGTCAGTCAATGGTTTGCTCCTACCGGTAAGTAACCGATTCACTATTTATTATATCGCGCGGCTGAATGCTGATTGCTGATCGCTGAATGCTGTGAATACAACCACGCGCATGTTCTGGCTGTATATCGCGACGATCGGCGCGATTATATTTGCGGCGATTATTACGCGGAATTGCGGAGTCTTCCGCTAGTGGTACTCAGAATGCAGCGTGAATCTCGTATGCCAGTAGTCGAAAATCTACGCCTGGGTACGCGCGTTCAGATCTCCGGCGCCGCCGGCGTGGTTGTCGGGCGCATCGAGGATATCCGCGGCATCAACGAACTGCCGCCAGTGCCGGGCTTCGCCGAAATGAAGATCGTGAACGCGGTCCTGCGCGACAAAGGCGTGACGCGCCTGGCGCTCGTCAGCTACTTCATGACCGAGCACCAGGAAGTGGCGTTTACGGCGGTCGAGATCGCGGGCGAATGGTTCGATTTGCAGGGGCAGGCGATTCAACTCGAAGTGATCGGGCAGGTGAGGGCGAATTGAGGGCAAGCTTTCAGCGATCAGCGGTCAGCAGTCAGCTTAGCGCCGGGCATTCGTGTCCCGAGTGCGGCCAGGCGTGCTACTGCGACGGTGAGGATACTTGGTGGGACGAAGTTGATGAATGCCTCCATGCCTGCGACGATGACGCGGACGACGAGAGCGACGAAAGCTGAGCGCTGAATGCTGATTGCTGAAAGCTATTCGTTGAAAGCTGACCGCTTCGCTTCGCAATTCGCGCGATTCCTCGAGCGCGAAGAGGCGCGCTGGGTCCGGCCCGCGGCGGTCGTGCTCGGGCGGGAAGGCGTGCGGGCGGCGGACGCATACCGCCAGGGCGGGGAAGCCGCGGCGCTCAACTCCGTCGATGAGCGGGAATGGGAGCGCTATATCGAGCGCGTCTGGCTGTCGACTGTGCCGCGGGCTGGCGAATTCTTCAGCGATCAACTGGCGATGAAAGCCGCGCCGCCTGATCCTTTCATGCAGGCTGCGATCAGCCACCTGCGGCTGAACGGCGGCGAGCGCATCAAAGGTATTACCCAGACGTCGAAAGACGAGATCGCGAATCAGATCCGCATCGGCGTCTCGAAAGGGGAAAGCCGCGATGAGATCGCGGCCCGGATTGTGAAGCACCGGCGGTCGATCACGCCCGCGCGGGCGCAGACGATTGCCCGAACGGAAGTACACGCGGCGGCGAATTACGGCTCGCTGGTCGCGGCTGAGCTGGTAACGGTTCCGATGGAAAAGATCTGGATCGCGCGTGCGGATGCGCGCGATACGCATCGGGCGGCGAGCGGTCAACGGCGGGCGCTCGACCGGCCATTCATCGTGGGCGGTTATCAGTTGCAGCACCCTGGGGACGGGAGTTTTTCGGCTCCCGCAAGCCTCATAGTAAATTGCCGGTGCGTGATGTCGTTTCAGGTGAAGCGGCGGGAGAGACGGCGGAGGGCGGCGTAGAGAAGCAATCAGCGATCAGCTATCAGCGGTCAGCTATCAGCTATGACGCCCTACTATGAGCACGCGGGCATGATCGCCGCTTTCCAGATTGATCCAAGAGGTTCTGGAATTCGCGCCCGTTGCGCCGGTCGCGCAGGAAGAGCAGCCCGCATTGTTTGATTGGACGGAGTTAACTATATGCCGGAAACCGAGCGTAAAATCATCGCGTGTTCGTTCGCCTTCTCGAAAGAGCTGACCGAAGCCGGGCAATTCGAAGGGCACGCTGCGATTTTTTCCCAGATAGATCTTCAGGGCGACAAGATAAAGCGCGGTGCGTTCTTGGAAACGATCGAGGAATCGGGCGGTGGCCATTGGCCTGTGCTCATGGCGCACAATACTGGGCGTGTCGTCGGATTCTCGACCGCGGCCGAAGAAGATTCGAAGGGGCTGAAAGTCGCGGGCGAATTTACGCTGGCGTCGGACGAGGGCAAATCAGCCTATGAAACCGTGAAGCATGCGGCTCGGCTTGGTCAAAAATTTGGGCTTTCGATTGGATATTCGATTAGGGGTGAGGATGGCGCAAGCTACGACGAGAATACCGGCATCCGCACGCTAAAGAATCTCACGGTCTGGGAATTCTCGCTGGCTGCGGTACCGGCCGCGCCGCGAGCACGCATTTCGAGCGTGA